GTACTATTAAAAGTAGCATAAATTGAACTTGGGCAGTCCTCTGTATTCGTAAGAGTACCAGCACCTAAAGTCCAGTTATTAGAATTAGTTGATTGGTCTGTAATTGTGTTGCCATTTTTTAAAATTGAAAATCCATTTGTTCCTAATGTGAAAGTTGGATTTACATTAATTTTCCACTCACCTGTAGTTGCATCTTCGCTACCAAAAGTTGAAGCCGTATAAGCGGTTCCATCCGCAAAATTAATGCTCGACATTAAACCCTCAAAATAATAATTAGCATTAGTTCCATGACTTCCTATATAATGTGCAACGTTATTATTAATGCCCATAAGCTGATCCTGTGCCGGCCAGTTTGCACCTTGTGTTAAAGTAATAGAAACACCATTTACCCAAAGTTTTATTCTATCGGCAGTCGCCGCTTGAGTTGTGTCTAAAGCTAAAACAATATGGTACCATCCGCTGACGTCCCTTAGAAGTTGAGGTGTTGTAAAAACATCATTACCATAATTATGTAATCCAATACTATCAGTATCACCCGCAGTTCCACCACCACCATCTATTTGAAAAATAAAATTAGTATTTATATCACCACCTTCTGTATCAAATAAAGTTTGACCATTTGAAGCTGATGTTAAACTACTTCTTTTAACCCAAACACTATATGTCCAAGTTTTTCTATTAGTTGCAGTGGCTGGTGTGCGTGTTAAGTATGTTGTTGCCATTAGTTAAACTGTGCTCCTCCCGACGATCCGTGAGATATAATAATATTAAATGCTCGAGCAGACGTCTGCGCCTGGGCGTCTGTTGCTGTAATAGTAAATGAGTACGTTGTAGTTGTCGTTGATCCCGTTTCCGTACCCGAAATAACTCCAGTAGCCGAAGCAATTGTTACTCCACCAGGAAAAGATCCCGATGTTTTTGCATAAGTAATAGGTGTATCACCTGTTGCAGCCACTGTAAAGCTAACAGCTCCTGCCGCTGCAGTACTTCCTAAATTTCCTGAAGCAGTTGTCCAAGTTGGTGCATCGGAAACAGTTAGTAAAGCGCTTCCAGTTCTTGCTGCATAACCGTCATTGTTTTCTACTCTTAAAAAATAAGTACCATCAACCGATATTGTAAAGGTTGCTGTAACTGAAGTCGAACTTGTAAAAGCTACTGAATCAGCAGTTACAATTGCTCCAGTTGATGAATTGATAGCATCAACATATGGTGGAATTGAACTATCTTTAAAATTTGTTCCACTTATTACAATTGCTGTTTGTGTGTTCTCTATAGTAGAAGGTGTAAGAGAGGAAACCGTGGGTAATGGGTCAGTGATACCTGTTAAGTTAGCTCCTGATACAGCGGGTAAAACAGCCGGGAATCTTCCATCAGGTAATGTACCTGCTGTTAGTTTAGCCGCTGATATGTCTGTGCCTAATTTTGCATTAGTAACATTAATATCTTTAACTTTTGCTGTTTCAACAGCATCGTTTGCTAATTTAGCAGAAGTAACTAATCCATCTTGTAATTGAGATGTAGTTAAAGGTGCCTCTGCCGGCTTTGATCCAATGTATCCCATGTGTTAATATCCTTATGTACTAATCGAATCTACACAACTAACATACGCATCAAGAGAAGAAGCCGTATCACTTTGGACCTTTAGAACATCTGTGTTTTCAACAACGAGCTTAGCGCCCCCGTCTAAAACTTGAAGCGATGATCCAACAGGTATAGGCGCATCTTTAATTAAATAAAGATCATTACCTCCACTAGTGATATAAGCACTTACATTGATGGCAGCAGTATGTACATTTGCTAAAGAGATGCCTACAACTGCATCAAATGAATCTGCTGTAAAAACAGTTTCTGCTGCTGTACCGACATCATTTTTAACAAATCTTCTAAAGTTTTGTGCCATATTGTTTTCCTATTATAATGCGATAGCCATT